GAACAAAGTAAGTTTATATAAAGCTGCAGAGGCTTACACTAAATGGTGTAGAGAGGGCGCTCTCGATGACAAAGAAATAGCTGAGGTTAGAGATTTTATACCAAATGGCAGTTGGGATGCAAACGTCCCTTGGTATGATAAGTTTTCTGAAGATCAAAAAGAAATTTTATATTTAAGAAATTTAATAGCGTCTGAAGAAAAACTAAATGAACCTGCGAGAATATGGTTATCAACTATTCATGCAGCCAAAGGTGGTGAAGAAGACAATGTAATTTTATCCTTGCATCAAGGATCTAAAGTTCAAAAGGGTATTAGTTTAAGTGTTGACAAACAGGATGAAGAGCATAGAGTGTGGTACGTAGGTATCACGAGAGCGAGAAATAATTTATATAAATTAAAAAGTAAGAAAAAAATAAAGGAATATCAACTATGACACACAAAGAAGATTTTGAAAAATTGTTTCCACAACAAAAAGGACCTAAACATTATAAAAGTTATAAGATTCAACCTTATGAATTTATTTCAAAAAATGGTCTTTCATTTTTTCAAGGTTGTGTTGTGAAATATGCTTGTAGATATTTGATGAAAGATAGAATAAAAGATTTAGAAAAAATTATTCACTATTGTGAATTAGAAATTAAAAAATTGAAAGATGAAAAAAAATAAAATACTAGAGTTGCATGCAGAATGGTTGTGGAGCAACGGATATAAAAAAGAATCAATTGATTGCGCAGCCCAATCTAAAAATGACAACAGAGAAATAATCGGAGGATTTAAAACAAAATGCTACTACCTCAAACAGAATGGATACAACCAACAGAATATCCAGACCTCAGATCGTACGACGAGATAGCTGTAGACTTGGAAACAAAAGATCCTGACTTAAAATCAAAAGGATCTGGAGCTGTCACAGGTAACGGAGACGTTGTGGGCATAGCTGTGGCCACATACAACAACACCTGGTATTTTCCTATTGGTCACAAAGAAGGTCCTAACATGGATCGTAAAAAAACTTTAGAATGGTTTAAGGATATTTTAGAATGTCCGGCTACCAAAATATTTCACAATGCAATGTATGACGTTTCTTGGATACGTAATTTAGGTTTAAAAATCAATGGTTTAGTGGTTGACACAATGATTGCATCATCTTTATTAGATGAAAATAGATTTTCATATACCTTAAATACTTTGTCTTGGCATTTTTTAAAAGAAGGTAAGAATGAAAAATTATTATTAGATGCAGCCAAGTCAAGAGGACTAGATGCAAAAGCAGACATGTGGCAGTTGCCAGCACAAGAAGTAGGATCTTATGCAGAAAAAGATGCAGAGTTAACTTTTAAACTTTGGCAACACGTAAAAAAATTAATGATAGAGCAAGACCTACAAGACGTTTTTAATCTCGAAACCGACCTCTTCCCCTGCTTAGTTGATATGCGTTTTCTAGGTGTAAGAGTAGACACCCAACAAGCGCATGACCTCCGTAAAAAATTAATTGCACAAGAACAAGTATTGCTCCAAGCAGTACAAAAAGAAACAAACATAGATGTTCAAATATGGGCAGCACGTAGCATACAAAAAGTTTTTGACAAATTAAATTTGTCTTACGAGCGAACTGCGAAATCTGGTGAGCCTTCATTTACAAAAAATTTCCTATCTAATCACGAGCATCCTATAATAAAAAAGATAGCAGAAGCAAGAAGAATAAACAAAGTAAACACAACATTTATTGATACTATTTTAAGATATGAATACAAAGGTAGAATACATGCTGAAATAAATCAAATACGATCTGATGATGGTGGAACAGTCACTGGTAGATTTAGTTATGCAAACCCTAACTTACAGCAGATACCTGCAAGAGATCCGGACACCGGGCCTTTGATTAGAAGTTTATTCATACCTGAGGAAGGATGCAAGTGGGGTTGTTTTGACTACTCGCAACAGGAACCAAGACTTGTAGCTCACTATGCTTTAAGATATGGACTAGCATCTGTGAATCCTATCGCTGATTCTTATGATAGTGATCCGTCAACAGACTTTCACAAAATAGTTGCGGAGATGGCAGAGATACCTAGATCCCAGGCTAAGGTTATTAATCTTGGTTTATTTTATGGAATGGGCAAAGCTAAACTTCAAGCTGAGTTGGGTGTAAGTAAATTTAAGGCAGAAGAATTATTTGATAAATACCACAGCAAAGTTCCATTTGTAAAACAATTAATGAATGAGGTTATGAAAGCAGCTTCAAACAAGGGTCAAATAAAAACTTTATTAAATAGAAAATGTAGATTTCCAAAATACGAACCTATACTTCGTGGATCAGATTGGGGTAAGTACGTTCCTCCAGAAGATCAAACTAGAATGGAAGACTTGAAACAAATGGGTCCTTACTTAAAAGATGAAGAGGGTGAATTAATAAAAGACAAAGAGGGTAATCCTAGAAAAAATTATTGGCACAATAATCCTACACGAAGAGCATTTACATACAAAGCTCTAAACAAATTAATACAAGGATCTGCAGCAGACATGACAAAGAAAGCCATGTTAGATTTATACAAAGAAGGAATTCTTCCTCACATACAAATACATGATGAATTAGACATCTCTGTTGAGAATGATAAGCACGCACAAAAAATAAAGGATGTGATGGAAAATGCTGTTGACTTAAAGATACCTAATAAAGTAGATTATGAACAGGGTCCTAATTGGGGTAGTATAAAATGATAGAAAAATACGACAACTTTTTTACGCCTCCAATACAAGCACAGCTTTTCAATACGATTATTAAATCTACTTTTAAAATAGGATGGGAGGATAGCGAAGAAATTCAACACAGAATGTATCCATGTTTACATAGTCCCTATACCTTTGAAGACGTTAAAAGTGTAGAAATATTAGATGTTATTTTAGATAAGTTAAAAAATAAAAATATAACTATAAATAATTATATAAAATGTATAATTAATTTAACTAAAAATATGGATGTAAACTTTATACACAATCATCCAAATCAAATTGTATTTTTACACTATTCTAATTTAACATGGAACCCTGAATGGGGTGGTGAAACTGTTTTTTACAAAGATAATGGTAAAGACATCTTAGAATCTAGTCCATACACACCCAATAGAGCCATTATTTTTGATGGGAATATAAAACATACCATAAAAGCACAAAATATATTAGGACCATCTTACAGGTTTACGACGTCTTTATTTTTTAATATAAAGGAGTAGAGATTATGGCTTACTTAAAAGGAGTAAATTATGGCTTACTTAAATGCAAATATACCTGTAGAATATGCACAGATAAGGAGAGAATATTTATATGACCTTAGAAAACATCATGGAGAAGTTGAAGACTGCATTATCTTTGGCATTACGTCTATCACTGGGCGTGCTTTATTATTTCATGCTATCATGGAAAACGGTGCAATCTTTTATCGCCTCCCTATTAGCGCGTTTATTCAACGAGGATTTAAACCTGATGACGTCCCGAAGAGAAGACTTGATGAACTTCAGCTCTGGAACTCTTTTAGTTATTATCCTTCTGTTCATTGTTGGGATATTTTAGAATCACAAGCAGGTAAATACATCGGTAAAGATAAGAAATGGCATCACGGAAAATATTTATTTACTGTTGACTTTGCACATCCTGAGGCTAATATACTTGACACTGATCATTCAGAGATACCGCACGAGCATAAATGTGCGCACATACTTGCTTTAAATGATGGCAACTATGCAGCTCAACCTAACAACAGACTTATTTGGGATATACCGTCTTTCACGGTTAAAAACACTGTGCCTGATTGGAAGGTTCAAACAAATTATTGGAACGTAGAGGATACTGGGCAGTGGAGAACAGAAGACACTGACAACTTTTTCTATGAGATGGAGGAAAAAAAACATGACTAATATGAAATGTGAAAATTGTGGAATGGGATTTATTGTTGCTGATTACAACAAAAACGTGCAGTGCCCACATTGTGGCCACATACACGGAACCGACTATGTAGAACACACTCATGAGGATGGCGTAGTTCATGCTCACAAAGATGGAAGTGTTCCACATACACACGAGGAGGACAATATGGTAAAAAAAATAATTAAATGGATTTGGAAACTTATTTGTTGGCCATTTAAAAAAGCACATCAATGGTTAACAGATTCTTT